TAGTGGAACCAATACCATTGCATATACTTCTAAGAGTATCAACCAGTTCTTCGGTTGTACTGGTGTAACAACTAAGATCGAAGTTACTGATCCTATCAGAGCAAATGAAACTGTCTTTGGATATGAGAATGGTGATACTGAGAAGAAAGTAGAACTTCGTATTACAGGCGTATTGTCCAATTTTGAGGCAATTGGTGATATTCCTCTGATGGAAGCAGATGAAATCATTTCCGTCAAGAATGTTGGTGAAGTAATCTATAATCCTGTTGAAGATAAAACTTACAAAGAGGTATTTGCCAACTCTTGGATTTACAATACAAAGTCAAGAGTCAATGTAGACTCGATCAATGGTGCTAACTTTACTGTTAAGTCTGATATTGATAAGTCTCAATTTAGAATTGGTGATTCTGTAGATATTTTAGTTGGTGGTAGTAATGTCAAAGCATCTGCTGATGCACTGATTACTGCTATACCAAATAATACAGTCTTAACTCTGGGCAATATTTCTTCGTTTGTACCTGCCGCTGGTGTTTCTTATAGCATCAGAAGAAACCTGAAGAAGAGTAAGAGTTCAGGTGTTCTTATTAAATTGGGTCAAAACATATACATTGCTAATGCTTTGAATGTATATACTGATGATCTTGGTCAATTTGGATATGTAGCATCACATTCACTTCCTGGTTACACTATTCAGGATGAGATTGTTGAGTCTACTATTCCTGATGGAACTGATGCAAACCTGGGTGGATTCAGTACTTTCTTTAAAACATATTCCATCGTCAAGTTTGCTAATCCTGTAAGATTCATTGATGGCGATCAGATCAGATATACAGCAACAAATCCTCTTGCTGGTCTGAATTCTGGTGAAACTTACTATGTCAAGTTGGTAAATGGAAAAGAAATTTATCTCTATGCTTCCAAGTCTCTTCTGACTGGAAATGAATTTATCAGATTTGCGCCAGTAACTGGTGCTGGAGATCATAAATTCACTCTTGTTCGCCATGAAGACAGACTTCTTTCTTCAAATAATATCCTGAGAAAGATCCCACTTTCTTCACCATTAGCAAGTGTCAAGGAATCTAAGAGAAACCTTGGAAACGTTGGTGTACTGATTGACGGTGTTGAAATCAGTAGTCCTGATAGTGCTGATAAAGTTTATTATGGACCAATTGAAAAGTTTGAAGTTCTGAATGGTGGTAGAGATTATGATGTAATTAATCCACCTAATATTACTGTTAGCACTGGTGCAGGAAGCACCGCTTATGTTGAACCAACTGTTGTTGGATCTGTTCAGAAAGTTTTTGTAGATCCTCAAGAGTTTGATATTGATGACGTAGAATCAGTCACTCTTACTGGCGGAAACGGTGAAGGTTGTGTACTGGAACCTATCGTTGGTATCAGATTCCGTGAAATTGAATTTGATAGCAGACCACTGAGTCTTGGTGGTGGTGTTGATATTACTAATGAAACAATCACTTTTAGAGCAAATCATGGTCTTGTAGATGGTCAACGTATCATCTACAATCAGAATGGCAATAAACCAATTGCCCTTGGTCAAGCATATGATGTTAATAATGCTGAGACTGGGAAACTGATTAGTGGTGATGAGTATGTTGTAAAGGTTGTCAATCCATCTACCATCAAACTTCATATCAATGAAGGTGATGCACTGAATGGAAACACTGGTATTAACACTCTTGGTTTATCTGTCCCAGCAGATGCTACAGGTGTTCATAAGTTTAGAACTCTCTCTAAAGGAAATCTAAGAGAAATTAAAGTTCTCGATGGTGGTTCTGGATATACTCATAGAAAACTTAGAGTAAAAGCAGGTCATGTTTCTTTAGAGTACAATAACATTTACTATAAGGGACATGGATTTGAGACAGGTGAGACTGTAATCTATACAGCAACTGAAACTGCAGTTGGTGGTCTTACTGTAAATAACAGATATTATGTTGACAAAATTGATGACGATACTTTCAGACTCATCAATCTTGGTGCTGATGGAACATTAACAACAGAACTTAC